CGGTATCCCGGTGCGCACGCGCTCGTCCGCAAACCCGGGAGGCATCGGCCACGAGTGGGTCAAGCAGCGTTTTCTGGTTGAAGGGCCCTCGCGCGGCCGTATCTTTGTGCCGTCGAAGTTAGAGGACAACCCGCACCTCGATAAGGAGGAGTACGACGCCTCACTGCGCGAGCTGGACGCCGTTACGTACGCGCAGCTGCGTTGGGGCGATTGGGCGGTGCGGCCGCCAGGTGCCTTCTTCAAGCGTGGTTGGTTCCAGGTCGATCAAGCCTTCCCGTCTGGTATCGAATACATCCGCATGTGGGACTTCGCGGCAACGAAGAACCAGTCCAGCGCCTATACCGCCGGCGCGCTGCTGGGGCTGCACCGCGGCGAGCTATACATTGCTGATATGCGCCACATTCGCGGCCATCCAGGTGAAGTCGAGCAGCTAGTGAAGCAGACCGCACAGCTCGATGGACCCGGCGTGCCGGTCTGGATCGAGCAGGAGCCAGGCTCGGGCGGTATCAACACCATCTTCAACTACCAGCATACCGTCCTCGTCGGCTACGCCGTCCACGCTTACCACCCGCACCACGACAAGCTGACGCGTGCCGCGCCGCTAGCAGCGCTGGCGCAGCGGAGCGGCGTCCATATTCTGGCGCGGCCGTTTGCGGGGCCGCTGATCGATGAGTTCGATGCTTTCCCGGACGGCTTTCGTGATCAGGTTGATACCTGTAGTGCCGGGCTGCTGACGCTGGCTCAGCGGCCCACCTACCGCATAAGGACGTTGTAGCATGAGCATGGAAAAGTTTAATCGGTGGTTACGCGCCTGGGCCGCACCCGTACTAGAGCGCGAAGCGCCGACGCCAGAACAGGAGCCGATGGTCGATCCCGCTGCAGAGCCGGATCCACAGCTAGTGCCGCCGCCTGACGCGCCGGTTGATGATCCAGCGCCGCAGCCGCTGCCGGACCAAGGCGAGGGCGCGGACGTGCCGCGCGTGGAGCCGATCGAGGAGCCGGGGGAGCCTGAAGCGCAAGTACGCGTGCACCCAGGCAGCCGGCTCCGCGCGCAACCGTTGGAGTACACCTGATGGCACTGAGCGACGACCAGCGCCTTTCGTACATTATCCCGCTGGTGGTTTACGGGAGCGCGGCAGTTGATCAGCTGCTGGTCAATCTCGGTGACCAACTGCAGGCGGACGCGCAAACCGCGTTCGATAGCGGCATCGCAACCGTGCAGCCACAGATCGAATCTCTACTGGGTCACGCGCTCACCGCTGATCAACTCAAAGAAGTGCGTACGCTGATTGCCGCGCCGTTTAATCAAACGCTAGACTCGTTGAAGGTGGTACCATGAGCAAAATCCCCGCGTTCTTTTGGACCTGCGATAAGTGTGGGCACAAAGAGACGCATACTGTACACCGCAAGCCTCCTGAGGGTTGGATCGAGCTGACCGCTAACGGCTACGGCGCGGTTTTGTGTCCTGCTTGTGTTGATGTGGGCGTCGGGCGTCTCATCGAGATACTGGAAGAGGCCCAGCAACTGGCGAGCAAGCGACTGTTGGAGAAGGCTCATGCCTGGTGACGTGTTGCTGACGCTACAGACGCCGGAAGAGCGGCGCAACGCGCGGCTGGTGGCGACCTACGGCATCACGCTCGAGCAGTACAATCAGATGCTGCAGGACCAACATGACGCGTGTGCCATCTGCGAGCGGCCGCCGGCACCAGGACGCGTCTTGGTCGTGGACCACAACCACATTACCGGCGCTGTACGCGCGCTGCTGTGTTCGGAGTGCAATACCGGTATTGGTTTGTTGGGTGATGATACTACAATCCTGGCAGCCGCGATTACCTATCTGAATGCACACGGCGACTATCCGCGCGGTGGGGTACCGCAGCCGGGCAACGAGGCGCCTGACGTTGCGCAGACGCACCCAGATCTTAAGGAGCACGACAATGTCCGAAAGTGAAGAGAAGAAAGCGGCCAAAGAAGTCGCAGCGGACCAGCCGGAAACTAGTCCAGTGCAGCAGCGTGAGCACGCGAAGGTGCTACGCGGCGCCGGTAAGGACGTCGACGTCAACCCAGACGACGAGCACGCCTCGACCGAGGCTGGCGCTGCCAAACCCGAGCGCTACGAGTCGAAGGCCGACACGGCCGGCACGCAGGCCGACGTGCGCATCCACGAGATGAAGGCTGACGAGGCTAGCAGTAAGTCGAGCGCAGCCGTGGAGCCGTCCGGCGCAGCCTCATCCGAGATGCAGTACGACCTCGCCGATGGCCTCGATGACGCGCACGATAAGATCCAAGAGCTGATGGATCGCCTCGAGTCCGACATTAAGGAGCACGACAAGGCGCGCTATGAGGCCGCGCAGCAAGAGCAGTTCCACCGTGACGCGCGCGAGCAGAAGGCGCAGCAGCTTGAACACCTCAAGGCGATGGCGGAGCTGCTGAAGGGCCACGCTAAGAACGCGCGCAAGCAGGGCAAGCAGGCCGAAAAGGCTGAGGCGAAAGCCGCGAAGTCTGACGACGGGGACTAACCGATTATGGGTTGGCGGCAACGACTAGCAGTCACTGCGTTTAGAGCGATCGCGGGGCCTCGGCCCTTCGAGCGCAAGCAGTCGCTTGCTACAGCCGCCATCCTCTCGCTGGGCCCACAACAAGCAAGTTGGCTGCAACAGGATTACGAGACCTTCGCGCGCGAGGGCTACCAAGGCAACCCGTACGTCTTTGCAGCGATCCACCAGATCGCGATGGCGGTCGCCGGGATCCCGTGGCAGGTATTTGCAGATGAGTCGAAGAAGAAGCCGTTTGATACGCACCCGATACTCGACCTCCTACGCCGACCCAATCCAGGTCAGTCCGGCGGTCGCTTCTTTGAGAACTGGGTCGGGTACAAGCACTTGGACGGTAACGCCTATATTGAGCGCGCTGGGACCGGCGCGCTCAGTGGCATTCCAGACGAACTCTACGTCTTACGCCCCGACCGTATGCGCATTATCCCTGGTACTGTGGCACAGCCAGTTGCTGGCTATATTTATAAGATAGGCGGCGCGGAGGTCCCGTACCCGGCTGAGGCTATTCTCCACGACAAGTTCTTCAATCCGCTGAACGACTGGTACGGCATGTCGCCGTTGGCCGCGGCCTCGAAGTCGGTGGACCAGAGCAATGCGTCCAAGGCGTGGAATGTTGGAATGCTGCAGCACGGTGCTACGCCGTCAGGCACACTGACCGCGCCGACTCAGGTCGAGGACGTCCAGTATCGGCGGCTGACCGAGTGGGTCGAAGAGCAGTACGCGGGCTGGACGAATGCGGGCCGCCCAATGGTACTCGAGAACGGTATGACCTGGGCGCAGATGGGCATGTCGCCGATAGATATGGCGTGGCTCGAAGGCCAGAAGCTGAGCGCCCGCGAGATCGCAATGGTTTTCAACATCGCGCCAGAGTTGATCGGTGATCCGGATTCCAAAACGTTCAGCAACTACCAAGAGGCGCGCAAAGCCCTCTACGAGGAAAACGTACTGCCGTTGATGGACGGCATGCGCGATGACCTGAACGCTTGGATTGCAGAGCCGGCTGAGTGCTATCTCGATTACGACCGCGATGAGATTGAAGCGCTGCAAGAAGACCGCAACGCGATCTATACGCGCAATAATGGGGCGTTTGCGTCCGGGTGGCTGCGGCTCGGTGACGCGCAGCAGGCGGCGGGTGTTGACGTCGATCCGGACTACGGCAACTATTACTTCTGGCAGCTGCCGCAACACGCCGCAGCCGATCCGGGTCCGTGGCGCGATCCGCAGGTGGTCTACGACGAGGCGCAGCAACAGGCGCAAGACCAGCAGGCTATGCAGCAGCAACAGGCTCAGGCGCAGCTAGAGGCCGCCAAGGCTGCACAGCAGCAAGCGCTGCCCGCAGCGGGGCAGTCGTCGGCAAGCGACGAGAGCAACCCCGACAGCGGTGCGGAGACTACAGGCGGAACTAAAGAGCTGGTGCGTGACCACACGGTATACGCCCATCGCTCCACGAAGGCGCGGCGCATGACTGACGCCGAAGTGAAAGCGCATAAGCAGGACGTTGAGGCTCTACGCGAGAAGTGGATCGGACGGATGCGTGACGCAGTTCGCGAACAGCTACAGCCGTTGGTGAAGGTGGCGCAAGATACGCCGAAGCTACACGCCGCACTACTGAAGCAGCGGGACGCTTGGCAAGCGCTTGTCGAACAGTACTTCTACCAGGTCGCACCGGCATTCGCGGCACATACGGTGGGCTCGCTAGCTGATCGTGGCGATCGTGACGACTTCGATCCACAGAACCCGGCGTATCTAGCCTCGTTCGGTGCGCGGCTTGACGCCTACGTGGAGCAGTACGTTCCGGCGCGCGTTGACCGTATTGTGGCGTCGCTCGGTACCGCGCTGCCAGCACGTCTTGCGACACCGCCGATCCGCGAGAGTAAGGCGACCTTAAACGATAGCAGTACTAGCGGTACCGATACGAGTTGGACGGCAGACGATATTAGCGAGTTCCTCGACGGTGCCGCGGACACGATTGCTGAGAGCGAAGTCGTAGCGGCATCGAACCTGGGACCGCTACTCGGGGCGCAGGCGTTCGGGGCCTCGTACGGCGCGCAGCTCGTCAAGACGTGGCAGGCGCTGCATGACGACAAGACGCGCCCGACGCATGCTGACGCTGACGGCCAGTCGGTCCTGATGGAAGACCCGTTCGACGTTGGTGGCGAGCAGCTGATGTTCCCGCTCGACGAAAGCCTTGGCGCCGGACCGGAAGAGACACGTTGGTGCCGCTGCGTTACCACGTTTGACGTGACGGAGGCCGCGGGCAAGGCCTGGTCGCGCCGCCGGCGGCTGAAGGAAGCGGCGCGCCAGACCGCCCGCAAGGTTGCTGTGGCTCCGTCGCGTGAGGAGCTACCGCTCGACGAACTATTTGCGCCGCTCCTGCAGCGCGCTGAAGAGTACCGAAAGGGGAAGCGCTGATGACTACGCGAGCACAGCGTAACCTTACGGTCTTGCAGCGCAAGCAGGACTGGGAGGCGCGGCAGCATGCGATCGCCGAGAAGCAGGCCTTGCGGCCACTGCAACAGCTAGTCGCTAAGATTGATGCTTCTTCCTCCACACAGGTAGACTGCGACGACTGCCCGCAAAGCCAGTTCGAGACCTTCGAGGCTTGGTACGCGTGGATGCAGGACGTTGCTGATGGACGCACGCCCGCGGAGATGAAGGGCCTGTGGGATCACGGACGCTGCCTGGGCGTGTGGTATCAACATCGTTGCGTCGACGCCGCCGAACTGCCACCAAGCCACCCAAAGTACCAGCCTAAGGGTAGTGGCAGCTCTTCGCCTCCCGAGGCCGCAGCAGCAACGCCTAAAACAGCGTCTACAACGGCGCCTGCAGCGCCTGCGGCACCTGCAGCGCCGCCTGCGGCAGCCCCCTCCGAGGGCGGTGCCGCTGCTTTGGAAAAGAGTGACAGCAGTCCTATGGCTGCGGATGAGCTCGATAAGGGGATCCGCGCCGGAAATGCCGTTTCGGGTTACGGGACCGGTGAGAGCGAGGATGCGCTGCGGCAGCAGGCGAATCAAGCCGTTACAGCCGAGCTGCATGATAATGCTGACTGGCAGAATTATGTGGGACAACTTAAGGCTAGCGGCGTACTTGATAACGAGTCTATTGTCGGATCGGGGTCTGACGAAGAGCGTGCTACCGCACTACTTATGCGGCAGTGGGCTAATACCTCAGCGGACTCGAGTGCGCTCTCGCTCGCGCTGCAGTACGCCGCGCAGTCTGAGTTCGGGCTCAGTGATGCGGCCACCGGACATTTTACGTCTTCGCCGCAGAGAATTAGTAAGTATGGCCAAGTGCCTATGGACCAGGCGGGCCTGCAAGCCTTTATGCGCGGACAATATAACGTCACGCAGCAATACCTGGCCGATAAAGGTATAACTGAATTGCCGGTGTTCCGCGGCGCGAACTTTTGGAACACTTCGGCTGTTTCCTCGGTTGACTTTCCGCCGGAGGGCGTGGACGCGAAAACTACTGTCGATCTGCAACCGCTCTCATCGTTTGCTACAGCCCCGGATGTGGCGCAGGAATTCTCGACTAGCGAAAGATATACCGGGGCATATGTGTATCGAATGACGATGGCGACACAGGTACCAGCAAGCCGTATCTTAAGCTGCGCGCATACAGGCTTTGGGTGCGCGGACCAAAGTGAGCTGGTTGTGTTGGGCGGCGCTAATATGCCGGTCGCCGCGCACAGCTGGCGTCGGGGCGGCTCTAGTTATAATGGGCCCTCTGGTGAGTCGACGGCCGCGACGTTGAAAGGCTTACTGGTCAAGCAGGCCTCAGTGGGCCTTAAAACCGCGGAGACCTGGGCGGCGTGGGTGCGCGATATCGTCACCGGACGCTCGCCGGCAGAGATGAAGGCGCTCTGGGACCATGGAAAATGCCTGGGCGTCTGGTATAAGCACCAATGCGTTGGCGCTTCGGATCTTCCCCCCACGCACCCGAAGTACCAACCGAAACCGGGCGGCGCGCCAGCCACGCCAAAAGTGGCGGCACCTAAGACGCCCGCGGCTCCTAAGGCTCCGGCTGCGGCACCGACTCCAACCGCTGCTGCGCCGGCCGCAACCGCAGGCTCCGGCCATAATGGGTATCAGATCTCTGATACCACCGCCGAAGGCATCGCCGCTTCAAAGCTCAACGCCGAACTGCGCGACGGTAATAAAGTTACCGGATATAAGACCGATGAGGGGCATGGCGGGCTAAAGGACCAAGCCATGAAGGCGGTCTGCGCGCAGCTGAAAGACGACCCAGACTGGAAGAGTTACGTAGCGCAGGCCAAGGCCAGCGGCGCGCTCGACCACACCGCCTACGGCAAGACCGATGAGGAGAGATGTGCTTCGGTCCTAATTCGGCAGTGGGCCAACACCTCAGCGGATGCGAGCGCTCTTTCAATCGGGATCCAGAAGGCGGCGCAGACTGAGTTCGGACTCGATGACGCGGCCACCTCCCACCTCTCCACGACCAAGGCTAATCCGGGAGGCATGCCGCTCGACGAGGCGGGACTGCGCGCCTTCGTGCGCGGTCAATACAATGCTACGCAGGACTACCTGTCTTCCCAGGGCGTTACGGAAATTCCAGCCTTTCGCGGTATGGGGTTTACTAAAGATCCGAAAATCCCGGGCGTGGACTTCAATGCAAACGGCTCCGACGCTAAAGTCGGTGTTGATCTGCAGCCGCTTTCGTCGTTCGCTACCGCGGCAAATGTAGCCGTCGGGTTCGCGAATAGCGGCTGGAGCAGCTCTGGCTCGTATCGTATGGTGATGGCGACGCGCGTTCCAGCTAACCGTGTTTTGAGCTGCTCACATACCGGAAACGGTTGCGCCCGCGAGTCCGAAATTGTGGTACTAGGTGGTGCTAATATGCAGGCTGCCGTACACGCGTGGAACCCGAAAGTGGGTAGTAGCATGTATGGCCACAGCGACGCCGGTAAACCGACCGCAGCGTCGCTCAAGGGCATGCTCACCAAGAAGGGGAAGTAGCGTGGGGTTTAATATCGACGAGGACTTGGACAACGCCGATTGGGCGAAGTCAACTTGGGACCTGGATATCGACAACGTCGATGATCTACGAGCCTATCTCGCGGCGATGGATATATCGGTCGACGACTTTAAGGCGTTGCCGGTTTATCGTGCCAACGTTGATAACCTGCCGTGGTTGAAGGACTTGTAGGGAGTTGTAAGGAGGATCGTATGCCGCTGCATCCGCCGCAGCCACACAACCGCGGGATCCTACGCGACCCGTGGGACCGGCCCGTCGCGCGGGCAGTGGCTGCGAAACCGAAGCCGAAGCAGAAGCCGAAGCCAAAACCAATCAAGCCGCCACGACCCGTACCCGCGTGGAGAAAGGAGCCTGGCAATGGGGAACAAGCGTGAGTACAAGGAGCGCTCTCGTAGCGCCGTCACGCTCACCAAACAAGCCTTTGGGTTCCGCGAGTTTAAGGCGTTGGATGACAACGCCGGGACGTTCTCTGGGTATGTGGCCGTGTTCGGGAACCGAGACGGCAACGGAGACGTCATTGACCGCGGTGCGTTCAAGAAAACGCTCAACGATGCGCGTGAGTACAAAGAGCAGCACAGCAGTCAATATCTGTTCCCGATCCTGTGGCAACATGATGAGCACAATCCAATCGGCGGTTTTACACAAGCCTTCGAAGACGATAAAGGGCTCTTCGTCCAGGGCGAGCTTGATCTGGATACGGCAGATGGCCAGCGCGCGTACTCGGGCATGAAGAAGGGGTACCTGCGCGGTCTCAGCATCGGGTACGACCCCATCAAGTCGTACTGGGGGCAGGACCGCGCACGGCACCTCGCCGAGACGCGTCTCTGGGAAGGCTCACCGGTAACGTTCCCGGCTAACGACCGAGCCCTTGTTGGTCAGGTCAAGGCTGGGGACGGTCCCTCTACCGCACCGGAAAATCCATCTGGGGACCCAGACCCAAACGAAGCCGCCGCTGCGGTCTCCACGCCGGCGGAGCCGGGACCCGTGGAGGCGAAACAGCTTGGCGGGTTACAGGAACTGACGATGTGTGCCGTGAGCCTCGACAACCTCTCCGATACCGCTGAAGGGATGGTTGAGACGTTGGCCGGCGCGTGCGGTATGGCCGTAGAGGGCGACGGGGACAATATCGCGAAGCCTGACGCGCCGGTCGCAGCACTGCTGGCCAGCGTCGACGGCCTTGAGGACGCGGTCAGGGGCGTCATCACAGCATGGCAGGAGTTTGATCAGCAGACTGATACGCTGCTAGCCGCACTTGGAATTCCAGATAACGACATCGGGTACGCAGATGTGGCGCCCGCTTATATGGCGCAGTTGCAGACGATGCTGGAAACAAAGGAAGCGCGGCAGCTGTCGGCGACGAATCGCGACCGCCTGCAGAAAGTAGCCTACGGCCTTCAGGGTCATGTTGATGAGATCAAGTCGATGCTGAAGGAGAACGATTCGGGCAAGATCGATGAGAACGCGCAAGACGTCGACATCGATCAGATTATAGCTGCTGGCCGTAAGCCCGGACAGGACAGCAAGGCGTTCGATTGGTACTATGCACGTGCGGCGCGGAAGCCGGCTTTGACCACTTCCTCACCGACAACGACCACAGAGCCGGATGCTGAGTCCACTCAGGTCGATGAGTTGGCCGCGTTGGCGCTACTCCAGGAGATGGAGTTGCGGCAGCGCCAGTTGAGGAAGTGAGGGAGTTCTCGTGGAAGTCAAGGAACTCTACGAGAAGCTCAACACCGGCTGGTCCCAGATGCAGACGCACATGGACCAGCAGCAGGAAGAGCTCAAGAAGTTCGGTGAGAAGGACGCGCAGCGCGAGCAGACCATCACCACCTGGTCGACTAAGATCCAGGAGCTGGAGGATGAGCTGAAGCGTGTGCGTGCCGAGCGGGATCGACCGCCGCTCGATGTCGTGGGGGCGCGCGATCGCTCCTATTCCACGACCGCGGCAGATCGCCTCGAGGGCGATGCCAAGAGACGTTACGATCTCTACTGGCGTGGAGTACGCGGTGGCGTACTCTCGTTGGACGAGCAGGAGCGCAGGGAGTTCAAAGAGCGGTTTCTAGTGCGGCGCGGTAGCGATCTAGACGAGCGCCAGTTCGCGAATACCGGTCTGACACTCCAGGACCGCGAAGGCAAGGCCCTCTCACTCGGTGACGAGACGGCGGGTGGCTATCTGGCGCCGCCAGAGTTCATTCAGGACATCCTGAAGGGTGTCCAACTGATCTCTCCGGTACGGCCGCTAGCACAAACCCGTCAGACCTCGCGGCGCAGTGTGCAGTATCCGGTGCGTAGCGGTGTGTTCGCTGCGAAGTGGACGGCTGAGACTGGCACGCGTACTGAAACCGCGGGTCTTAGCTACGCACTCGAGGAGATTCCGAACCACGAGATGTATGCCGACGTCCTCGTGTCCGACCAGGACTTGGAAGATGCGGTATTCAATCTGGAGCAGGAGATCCTCGATAACTGCACCGAGCAGTTCGCCAAGGCTGAGGGCGCAGCGTTCGTGAACGGTAGCGGCGTCGGACAGCCGGAGGGGCTGCTGACCAATGCCTCAGTGGTGCCCGACAACCAGACCGCAAACGCGACTGGCGGCGTGACCTCAACAGGTCTGCTGACCATCTGGGGCAACCTCAAGACGGTCTACGCCAAGAACGCGACCTGGCTGATGAACCGCCAGACCATCGTTGGCTGCCGCAGTCTCGCGGACTCACAAGGCCGCTACCTGTGGGAGCCGGGCCTGGCCGACGGCACGCCTCCGAACCTGCTCGGTTCGCCTTACATCGAAGTGCCCGACATGCCGAACACGCCAGGTGCGACAGGTACGGCGTACCCGATCCTATATGGCAACGTCAAGCGCGCCTACTTGATCGTAGATCGCATTAACGTGGTCGTGCGGCGCCTTCAGGAGAAGTACGCCGAGTCCGGCCAGATTGCGTACCTCGTGCGCAAGCGCGTCGGTGGTCAGGTTGTGATTCCCGAGGCGATCCGCAAACTGGGCGCGGTGCACTCGTAAGTCGTTCGTGTTGAAGTCCAGCGGTACGGACGCGGTGCCGCGAAACTGTTAGGGAAGCAAGGAGCCCAGCATGCCATCTCGTGATCTGGTGCACCGCCTAGTAGCGTTGCCCTCAGTCAACCCGTCGACGATTACCACCTCTACGAACGGTGCGTTTGTCGACACGCTTGGGTACGAGGCCGTGACCTTGTACGTGCAGATTGCGGCGATCGGTGGTACGTCGCCGTCGTTTACCCCAAAGATCCAGACGTCGGCCGACGGCTCGACCGGTATTGTCGATGTTGACGCGTCGGCGTATATCGGTGGCGTAGCGCCCGCGGCGATGACGGCGAACGGGACAGCGTTGATCGGTGTCCAGTCCGCGACTGGTCTCGGACAGCAGATGCTACGCTTCATCCGCGCAGTATTTACTGTATCCGGTACGACACCAACTGGTGCGGTAATCGCGCTGTTCATCCTCGGTTATCCGCGTCACAGCGGCGTCGCCGTCTAGACAGCGCTATTGGTAGGTGGTCGGCTATGTTTCCTGGTATCTGGCGTCGGCGCGGCACGCAATACGGTGTGCCGGGTACAAACCATCTGGAGCTGGTGCAGGTGACACAGCCGGCCATCGAACCGGTCTCGTTGACCATGGTCAAGCAGCAAACGCGTATCCAATACCCGGATGCGGACGACCTGCTGTACTTTTACATTGGTGCGGCACGCGATAAGATCGAACGCTACCTTAGGCGCGCGCTCATCACGCAAACCTGGGACCTCAAACTTGATTGGGGTCCGGCGTGGATCGAACTGCCTAAGCCGCCGATCCAGAGCGTCGTTGGTGTCTACACGACCGGACTTGATAACGTTGAGGTGACTGTGCCCACCACCACGTACTTCGTGGACGCGGCGACCGGGCTCGTTGGTCTCAACATTGGGCAGGTCTGGCCGATCCATCGGGGCATCGCAGGCTTCCGTATCCAGTACGTGTGCGGGTACGGTAACCTAGCGTCCGATGTACCGGCCTCGATCCGTAAAGAGATTCTGAGCCTTGTGGCTCAGTTCGACGACATTCGTGAACAGGTAGACCTACCGCAAGCCACACAGGCCATGCTTCACCCGTATCGCGTGGAGGGCGGCATCCGGATGGCTAAGGGTAGTTCGAGAGAGGACATTCTCGCGTGAGTAACGAAGTGAGAGCGATTCCGGTCAAGAGCCCTAGGAACTTCGGCGAGGCGCTCACCAAGGCCGCGCAGGAGATCCTCAAGGAGCGCGACGAAGTTCGCAGTCGCGCGATTGCCACTCCAGCCGGCCAAACGGCAGCGCAGGCGCACGGTGAGGCCGCAGGCCTTGACAAAGCGCTGCGCATCCTGGAGCAGGCGTACAAAGAAGCGTAGGCGTGACATGAGTTGGTATGTGAGCATCAGTCCCGCGTCGCTGAAGCAGGTCGAGAGCGATCTCAATGCTGCGCCAGTGAACGCGCCAGATGAGATGTCGGAAGAGCGCGAGGCGCTGCTGGCCGCGGCACGACGCGCGGCTTGCGATATGATCCAGAGCGAGGCGTTGGGCACCGACGGTTCGTTCGGGGTCGTCATTTCCGGCCGTGATGCCGGCGAGGGCGGACCCGCGCAGCTCTACGTGTCCATATCTCGCTTCCCGCCGGAGCCTTAAGTTATGCCATCAGCTGCGAGCGGCGGCAGTGTCGGCGGCAAGCACAGCGTCAACGAGCTGCGCATCCCGACAACGCTAGAGCTGGCAGTTGACGCACCCGACGATCAGGGCGGCGTGCGGCGTACCTGGCAGATCTTTCAACGGCAGGTCTGGGTTGGCGATAAGATCTTCCGTGCGATGTATTTCAGCGAGGGCGGGCAACTCGAGGTCCAGAATCTGCACCGCGTCACGATGCGTTACACACTCGGTATTCGTGGAGCGGCGAAGATGCGGTTCAATGGGCAATTCGGGATCTGGTACATTAAAACGGTCAACGACCCCGACAACCAGCGGCACTGGTTAGTGTGTGACTGTACGGAGGTGGCGACGTGAGTAACCCGATCTCGGTTAAGGTGCTCTACAATCGCCTACCGGAACTCGCGGATGCGCTACCGCTCGCGATCGGCGTTGGGCTCGATCACGCGCTCGCCGGCGTAGAGCAAACGGCAAAGGCGACGGCACCGTTCCAAACTGGCGCGCTACGAGCATCTGGCTTTCGCGTCTCGCCGGTCTTTAGCGACTACAATATCGCGGTCGGTGCTATGCGATCAATCAACCCGACGTTGATCCCGACGGATCCGCCGCCAAAGATTCCGGGTGTGACGTCCGCGTCGGTCGGCTTCGCTGCGCCGTATGCCGCGGACGTGGCTGAGGGACACCACACTGCAAACGGTTCGTTTATTGCCGGACGCCCCTGGCTAACGCAAGCGTTTGCCGAACACCAGGACGAGATCCGGACGGCTATTGCTGCCGCGGTAGAAGCGGCCGCGCTGGTCGGAGGGAAGCTCTAATGTCGGTCGAGCTGGCGGTTATCGATGCCTACTTCTATCAAGTGCTGTCTGCCGACGCTGTACTACAGGCGAACGGTATTACCGGCTACTTCTCGGAGCAGGCGCCGAACCAGCAGCCCGTACCGTACATCCTCTGGACCAAGCAGAGTGCGGTTGACGTTACCGTTGTAGGCGCTATCCGCGTCGGCGTCGATGCGTCGTATGTGGTGCGTGTAGTAGGACAGGTTCGTTCCTACGCGGACTTGCAGATCTACGCCGACCAGATCGATATAGACTTGCACCGTACGATGGGTACGGCGCTTGGCCACATTGTGGAGTCGTGCGTACGTTCGGCTCCGTACAGTCAGCTTGAGGATCGCGGCGACATTCAGTGGCGGCACCTCGGCTGTATCTTCGACCTCCGTGTACAATAGTTAGGAAGGGCGGTGATGTGTCGTGGCTGACACACTTACCATAGGCCGTACAACTCAGATCGGTCCTGAGGTTACGCCCGGGACCGCGGTGGCAGCGACGAAACAGCTGACGGACCTCACAGTCACCGTCGACCCGGCTTACAACGTGTCGGAGATTCGTGGTACCGGTAGGCGCGCAGATGCATCTGTCAACCCGGACGGGCAAGAGCGCGTGACCGGCAAGGTAGGCGGCGGGCTTGGGTACAACTCGTTCGTGTACCTAGCGAGCATGATCTATGGCGTGCAATCACCGACGATTCCGGTTGGCGGCGTCAATGCGCGGCAGTGGCAATGGATACCGGCGCTCACAGGCGCGATCCCACCCAAGACGTTCACACTAGAGCAGGGCGACGCGAACGATGCTGAGCAGGTCGCGTACTGCATGCTCACCGATCTCGGTCTCGACTTTACCCGCGCGGCCTCCACGCCGTCCGGGAACCTGTTGGGACGCGCGCTGAATAAGACGGCCGCGGCGGGCGGCTCGTTCACAGGTATGTCGGCTGGGACTACTGCGGTTCCGA